CTCCGCGCCGCGGTCTCACAAGACCTCGCCGACAGCTACAGCCTCCGCGCAGCGGTAGCGCGAGACCTCGCCGACAGCTACAGCCTCCGCGCCGAGGTAGCGCGAGACCTCGCCGACAGCTACACCATCATCGCGGCAGTCACGGCGGACCTGATTGACAGCTATTCGATCTTTTCGCCCGCTGGCGGCACCTGCCCGACGGCCGGGGAGATAGCCGCCGCCGTTCTTGCGGCGGCCCAGGTCACGCCGATCTACGCTGATATGCGTAGGACAGCGGGCACCGCGCTCCACGGCGATGGTACGCCGACCGATAAATTCAGGTCTGTGCTTATTGCGTAATGTGGGACGATTCTTCGTTCAGCGTGGAGTCTTTCGACACCCAATCCTGGTTATTCACCCTTGTCGAGACGATATCGTCTTGGCTTATTACCGCTCGTCGCCGGTATCGCAGGTAATCGCTTGTGAAAACGGCCCCGTTCACTACACTGCCCCACATGGACGACATCACCACCGAAGTATCCAGAGCCCAGGACGCAGCCCAGCGCGCCAAGAATCTGGCCGCTACCGCGGACGAGGACCTGGTCTGGCTCATGTCGCACAAACAAGGACGCCGGTTGATGGCCTCGCTGCTGGATGTAACGGGAGTTTTCCGCAGCAGCTACACCGGCACGGAGGAGACAACCTTCCGGGAGGGCGCCAGGAACGTGGGCTTGCGGTACTTCGCGAAGATCACGGACCGGTGCCCCGACCACTACGTGACCATGCTCAAGGAGCACAAAGACAATGCCTGACGACCTGCTGAACACTGATCCCGCACCCGCGGCTGATCCCGCTCCAGCCCCCGCGGCCGACCCTGCGGCGCCAGCCCCCACGGCCGATCTACAGCCGGAGAAGTACGAATTTACCGCTCCCGAGGGGGCTCAGCTGGACGACGCGCTGCTCGGCGTGTACAGCGAAGCCGCCAAAGAACTCGGAGTTTCGCAGGAGGTAGCGCAGAAGCTCGTGGACAAGATGGCGCCGGCAATGGCCGCTCGCAACATCGAGGCCCTGACCACTGCGCGAGAAGCCTGGAAACAAGAGACTTTGGCGGACCCGGAACTCGGCGGGGAGAAGTTTGGGGAGAACCTGGCTATGGCCGAAAAAGGCCTGGCCTTCGTTGAAACCCCCAAACTGCGCGCCCTGCTCAAGGACTCCGGTCTGGGCAACCACCCCGAGGTCATCCGGGCGTTTCACAAGGTGGGCCTTGCGATCAGCGAGGACGGGAAGCTCGTACAGGGCGCCCCGGCCGGCGAGCGCAAGCCGCTGGAGAAGCGTTTGTATGACAAGTCGAACATGAACTGAGGAGTAACTCATGGCAACTCTCGCTATTACCAACCCCACGCTGGCCGACTGGGCCAAGCGTCTCGACCCGGACGGCAACGTCGCGGACATCGTCGAAATCCTGGAGCAATCCAACCCCGTGCTGGAGTACATGGCTTTCCGTGAAGGCAACCTGCCGACCGGTAACCGTACCACCATCCGGACCGGCCTGCCCGCCCCGACCTGGCGCAAGCTGTATGGCGGCGTCCAGCCGGCCCGCAGCACGACCGCGCAGGTCACCGACTCCACCGGTATGTTGGAAGCCTACGCCGAAGTCGACAAGGCCCTCGCGGACTTGAACGGCAACGCCGCCGCCTTCCGTCTGTCCGAGGATCGCGCCTTCATCGAGGGTATGTCCCAGGAATTGGCCTCCACCCTGGTGTACGGCAACGAGGGCACCGAGCCCGAGGCCTTCACCGGTCTGGCCCCCCGCTTCAACTCGCTCTCCGCTGGTAACGCGCTGAACGTGCTGAACGGTTCCGGCACCTCCGGCGATTGCACCTCGATCTGGCTGGTGAACTGGGGCGAAAACGTCCACGGCATCTTCCCCAAAGGCTCCAAGGCGGGTCTGTCCGTCAACGACCTGGGCGAAGTGACCGTCGAAAACGTCGACGGCAGCAATGGCCGCGCGCAGATGTACCGGACCCACTACAAGTGGGACGCCGGTCTGACCGTGCGCGACTGGCGCGACGTCGTGCGTATCGCCAACGTGGACATGACTGACCTGCTGGCCCTGTCCGGCACCCAGGCCGTCAGCGCCGCCACCAGCGTCCTGCGTCTCATGATCCAGGCTGTCGAGCGCGTGCCCAACCTCGGCGCCGGCCGTCCCACCTTCCTGGTGAGCCGTTCCGTGCGTGAGATGCTGCGCCTGGCGATCCTGGACAAGACCGCCAGCAACCTGACGTTCGAGACCGTGGCCGGCAAGCGGGTCATGACCTTCGACGAAATCCCTGTGCTCCGGTGCGATGCTCTGCTGGGCACCGAAGTCACCGTCAGCTAACAGGAGAGACACCATGCTTCTCGACGAACGCACCGAATTCGCTGATGCCGCAGCGATTGCTTTGAACATCGGCAACGCCATCGCGCCCAACACGGACGTGATCGACCTGGGCGCCACGCCCACCTTGCGTGACCTGGGGGGCGGCGGACAGCTGTACCTGGTTTTGCAGGTCGACACCACCTTCGTTGGCGCCGGTGCCACGATCCAGTTCCAACTGGCTTCTGACAGCACCGCCAACCTGGCGACCAGCCGCACCAACCACATCGACACCGGCGCCATCGCTCTGGCCACCTGGGCAGCGGGTTACACCAAGGTTATCCCGCTGCCCACCGAAGCCACCTACGAGCGGTACCTGGGCCTGTGGATGACTGTGGCCACCGCCAACGTCACGGCCGGCAAGCTCAACGCCTTCCTGACGAACCAGGCGCCTGCCCAGTACGCCTACCCTGACGCCATCTAAGGGGTGAGCCATGCGCGTGGTAGCGACTGAGTTCGGCTTCTACATCGGGCGCCGCCGCGTAGGTGACGTGTTCGACGTGCCGGAAGGCACCACTGCAAAGTGGTTCCGTCCGGTCGACGTGCCCGCCCTGCTGGCGTCGGAGCCCGCCCCGGAAGCTGCCAAGCCTCGCGGCAAGAAGACCAAACCGGCCGCCGATCTGGCGGGCGATCTGGCCTGACGGCGAGGGGCTGCAATCGCTTGACGGGGGCCTCGGGAAACTGAGGCCCCCTTTTTCTTAGGAGAAGACCGTGGCAAGCGCCGTCGATATCTGCAACATGGCCTTGGGCCACCTTGGCGACCAGGCTATCGTCTCGTCCATCACCCCTCCTGATCAAAGCGTCCAGGCCGGTCTGTGCGCGACGTTCTACCCCATTGCGAGGGATGCTGTTCTCGAACGGCACCCCTGGTCCTTCGCCACGAAGCGTGCGCCGCTGCAAGTTGTGGCGAACACAGACCAGCCCACCAGCTGGGGCTACAGCTACGCACTGCCGGCGCAGTGCTTAGTTCCGCTGAAGGTGCTTCCTGAAGAGTACGGCTCCGACCAGCAGGGCCTTCCATTTACGGTCGAAGCTCTTTCCAGCGGCGACAAGGTTATTTACTGCAACTACGAGGCGCCGACACTGCTGTTCATCGCCGCGGTCACCGACACCACCCGGTTCAGCATGTTGTTCACCATCGCGTTGTCGCGCCTGTTGGCCTCCTTGCTGGCGGGGCCCCGCATAAAAGGCACCACCGGCATCAAACTGAGCCAGGCACAGCTGGAGTTTTACGAGAAGGTCGCGCTGCCCCAGGCCCGGATCGCTGACAGCAACGCCCGCCTTGACAACACCTTGGCCAGCCACATCCCCTCTTCCATCGCCGCGAGGTCCTGATGCCCGACCAGCGCCCCCTGTTCCGCTCGTTCGCCTCCGGGGAGATCAGCCCCGAGGCGTTTGGTCGTATCGACCTGGATAAGCTGCAAACAGGTTTGAGTCTGTGCCGCAACTTCATCACCCTTCCCCACGGCCCGGCGCAGAATCGCCCAGGCTTCGAGTACGTGATTGAGACGAAGTACAGCGACAAAACGTCCGTTTTGTTGCCGTTTGTGTACAACACTGACCAAGCCTACGTGCTTGAACTTGGAGATCAGTACCTGCGCATCCACACCGAGGGCGGCACTGTTCTGGAAACCGCGCAAAGTATCTCCGCCATAACCGCCTCGACGGGTTTGGTGGAGGTCGAGGCACACGGTTTCGCTGACGGGGATTGGGTGTACGCCAGCGGCGTGGAGGGCATGGTTGAACTGAACAGCCTCTATTTCAAGGTTTACGACGCGAACACCGACGACCTCAAGCTGCGGTACCTAACCGGCGTCGCCGTCGACATGATGGCGCTCAGCGCCTACGTCAGCGGCGGCACTTTGTCTCGGGTTTACGAAATCGAGACGCCGTATCTTGAGACCGATCTGTTCGGGGTGCACTACACACAGTCGGCAGACGTCATGACTTTGGTGCATCCTGGGTACCAGCAGCGCCAGTTGACCCGCACAGGCGCGACTGCGTGGAGCCTAGACACAATTGATTTTGATCCAAACCAGGCGGCACCCACACTCCCCGTGGCAACACCCACGGGGAGCGGAACAGTTGAGTACAGCTACAAGGTGACGGCGCTGCGGGACGGCGATCTTGAGGAGTCCTTCGCCTCAGACGAGTGCAGTGCGCTGAATAACCTCACCGTCGCCGACAGCTCGAACAAGATCACTTGGGCCGCCGCGAGCGGCGCGGCGCGGTACAACGTTTACAAGAAAATAAACGGGCTTTTTGGGTACATAGGTCAGTCCAGCGACGGCGCTACGGGCCTGGTGGATGACAACATCACCCCAGATACGGGGCAAACCCCCCCGGAAGCCGCAGACCCGTTCGCCGCCGCGGGGGACTATCCCGGAGCTGTCGGGTATTTTGAAGGCCGCCGGTGGTTCGCTGGCACCCGCAACATTCCGCAGGGCTTGTGGTCCACCCGCTCCGGTACCGAGAGCAATATGGCCAAGTCGATCCCGACCCGTGAGGACGACGGTATCGCTGTCCGCCTGCGCGCGCAGCGGGCCGACACGATACGCCACATCGTTCCTTTGTCAGACCTGTTGCTGCTCACCTCCGGCGGAGAGTGGCGCGTTACTGCACAAAACTCCGACGCTATCACCCCGACGACGATAAGCTATCGTGTGGCCGGCGCAATCGGAGCAAACGCGGCACAACCGGTTGTAACCAGTGAGTCCGTAATTTATGCGCAAGCCATGGGCGGGCGTGTGCGGGAAATGCTTTATTCGTGGGAGGCCCAAGGGTATAAAACCAACGATCTGGCCATCTTAGCGGCGCATCTGTTTGATTCGCACGCCATCACCAACATGGCGTCCA